GTCTAACTTGTACTGGGGTCTTGTAAACGACACCGCCGCCCTAACCGTCAACACGGCGCCTGCCGTCTCCGGTGGAGTTGTCAGCCTATACCCATACGTTTTCTGCTTTGGGTCTGATGGCTTCGTTGCATGGTCCGTCGCCAATAACCCCAATGACTGGGTCAGCACAGGTTCGGGCAGCGCCTACATTACCGCTCAGAAGGTCGTCGCCGCGCTCCCATTGCGGGCTGGCCCCGGCAATGCTCCTGCTGGCCTGTTCTGGTCGCTCGACAGCCTTATTCGCTGCACGTTTGTGGGCGGAACGGCGGTATTCCAATTTGACACGATCAGCGCCCAGACGTCGATCCTGTCGTCTCAATCTGTGATTGAGTATGATGGCATCTTCTACTGGTGCGGCGTCGATCGCTTCTTGCAATTCAACGGCGTGGTTCGCGAAATCCCCAACCAGCTCAACCAGAACTTCTTCTTCGACAACCTTAACTACGCACAGCGCCAAAAGGTCTTTGCCTACAAAGTGCCGCGGTTCGGTGAGATTTGGTGGTGTTACCCTCGTGGAAACGCGACTGAATGCACGCATGCAGTCATCTACAACATCCGCGAGAACACTTGGTATGACACAGAGCTGCCCAATGGTGGCAGGTCGGCGGGCGAATTTGCTACTGTTTATCAGTTCCCCATTTTGACCGGCATTAAGGAAGAGGCTGGCTCCTACAAAATGTGGCAGCACGAGTTCGGAGTTGATGAAGTAGACGGCACGGTCATCAACTCAATACCCTCCTTCTTCCAGACCGCAGACATATCCTTCGTCGCCGACCAAAATCAAGCTCGAAACAGATCTATGCGCTGCGCCCTTATTGAGCCTGACTTCATTCAGTCTGGTGACATGACCGTGCAGATCACCGGCCGTGCAAACGCGCGAGCGCCAGAAGTGACGACGGATGAGCATGTTTTTACCGATCAGGCGAATATCGTGCAGCCACACCAACAAGTCGTCTTTTTCAAAGAGACGCGCCGCGAAATGAGGTTTATCTTTAAGTCGAACGAGGTCGGCGGGAATTACCAAATGGGCCAGTGCATCGCGCATATTGAAGTCAGCGACGGGACGGTGCTTGGATGATCGACCCACGCACCATGACTGTAACAGACTGGACCGACTCCATGTCTTATTCTCTTGAACGGTATGGTACAATCAGCAAGTTGCAGAACCCGGCGGGCTCTAGGTGTCGTAGCTTTTTTCGAAGTAGGTAAACAAAACCCGCCAAATCCGCTAAACTATGAAGATTGGCAGGAATGGGCTTTTGCTTTCACCCGAGCGGTACAACTGAGTAACTGACATGACCATAAACCTTCCCAGCTATCCGTCTAATTACTCGCCCTTGGCGCCGGACGCTCAGGATATGTCGTTTCGGGGCTCTCAAATGAGCATGTTTGCGAAAGGCGGCCGTGTCGGAACCAAGCCGATCTGCATCCGCATTCCCAAAGAGCACACCGAGAATATGGCGAAGGGCGGGCTGGCCAAAGAAGCAAAGCAGGTCGCCGATGCTGGTGTTCTTGGCGACACCATGATCATCCACATAAATCGAAAAGAATACGACGAGCTGGTTAATACTTGGGGTGAGCCGACGATCAACCCCGAGACGGGGATGCCGCAGTTCACGCCGTTCTACAAACAGAAGTGGTTTGCTCCAGTTGCAGCTCTTGCCTCTGCCGCATTGATGGCAACGGGTGTTGGTGCACCTCTTGGTGCATCTTTGCTTGGGTCAGTAGGGCTGGGAAGCTTAGCCACAGGCAGCGTGCTCGGCGCGTCAGGTGCGAGCATTTTGGGCAATGCGCTCATTGGGGCGGGTGTAGGAGGCTTGACCGGAGGCGGCAAGGGCGCGCTCACTGGCGCTCTAATGGGCGGTGCCGGAACCATAGGTTCGGCGGCGCTCGGCACTCTCGGCAGCAGCATCAGCAGCGGCATCGGCAATGCTCTTGGGGGCGAAAGCGGAAGCTTCAGCAACTTATTCAGTGGCGGTACAGACGCCGTATTAGGAAAGGGTGGCGCTGATGCTTTGGCCGCAGACTATGCTGCGCAGGTTGCTGCTGGCACTGCTGACGCTGGTCAAAGCCTTGGGGGGCAAGCGGCAGGCGCCCTAGCTGGACTTGCCAAGCCCAGCTTCCTAATCCCGGCAGCGATCCTTGGTGCGTCCGCTTTTGGTGGAGGCACAAAGGCAGAAGAGGCTGGCGCGCTCCAGCAGCAGGGCGCCATTGACCCCAACCTGACACGTCGCCTTGAGGCTACACCTATATCGCGTCAGCGCTTGGGTCTGGGCTCAATGACTGCTGCCGATTACTACACATATGGCCGGCGTCCTGAGACGACCTACTACACTGAGAACAAACTGGCGGAGGCGTCTACCGCTGATGAGGAGTCGCCCACCATTAAGGCTGCTATGGGCGGTCCTCTGAGCCGGTATGTTGGCGGCCCTGGCACCGGGCGTTCAGACAGCATCGACGCTAAGCTGTCGGATGGCGAATACGTCATTGACGCTGAGACAGTGGCGCTCCTTGGTGACGGATCTTCCAAGGCCGGTGCCAAGCGGCTTGATCAATTCCGTGCTAATATCCGCAAGCAGAAGGGCCGCGAGCTCGCCAAGGGCAAGTTCTCCCCCGATGCTAAACGCCCCGAACAATATCTGGGAGCCTGAAAATGGCGTTTCTTAATTTCTTGACCCAAGGCGAGCCGCTGAAGACTACGACATCGTCTCTGACGACGTCGCAGGTTCCCCAGTACCTGTCGGATTATCTGTATAACCTGATGTCTGGCTCTTACGCCGCGGCTCAGGAAGAGTACCAGCCGTATACAGGGCCTGGCGGGGCTGCCATACCGCGAATTGCAGCATTTGATCCTGCCAGATTGCAGGCATTCCAAATGTCGCAAGAAGCAGCAACTTCCTATAAGCCCCAGATGGCCGCAGCTACTCGCACCGCAACGGAAGCTGCTGGTCTCAGCCCAACGGATATGGCTCAACCCTATTTCCAAAAGGCCGGCCAGAACCTGCCTGGTGTTATCCGAGACTACATGAACCCGTATGAGCAGAACGTGGTCAATCGCATGGGCGACATGGCCCAGCGTCAGATCCGTGAGAAGCTCATGCCTGAGCTAGGCGACCAATTCATTCGCGCTGGTCAATTCGGTTCTACACGCCAGCAGGAGCTGGCGCAGAGAGGCGTTCGAGACATATCCGAGGGCCTCACCAGCCAGATTGGCACTGAGCTTGCCAAAGGTTACACGACTGCTGGTCAGCAGGCTCAAGAGGACTTGCGTCGTCAGGCTTCCATTGGTCAGGCGACAGGGCAGCTTGCGGGCACGGAAATGGGTACATTAGGCACGCTCGCTGGCGTACAGGCTGGTCTTGGCCAGAAGGAGCAGGCTCTCGGTCTTCAGGGTGCTGGCGCAATTGAGACAGTTGGCATGACGAAAGAGCAAATGAACCAGCGTAATCTTGACTTGGCATATCAGGACTTCTTGCGTCAGACGGAATACCCGAAACAGCAGCTTGGCTTCCTCAGTAACATCGTCCGTGGTCTGCCCAGTGGCGGAGGCACGGCAAGCGTGCAGTCAACGGGTTCTGGGCAGGCTTATTCCGCATCGCCTCTCGCACAGCTCGCAAGCGCTGGCCTTGGCGCCGCATCCATTGGCAAACTTCTCGGAGGCTGATCATGGTAAACCCTGTTGGTCAGGTTCTTGACGATGTAGAAAACCCGCAGGCCGTAGGTCTTGAAGGGCAGATGGCTCGGCAGGTCCAACAGGGCCAGATGCCGCGCTTTAATGAGCAGTCGATCTACGCGGCTCTTCAGCAAGAGGCAGCCGCCCGCAAACAGCGTGAACAAGGCATTCTTGCCCAGATGCAGAAGCGTGAGCAGGAATACGCTGCCCAGCCGAAGACGTCGAACCTCGAACAGGCAGCCATGCTGATGCAAGCGGCTGGGGCCTTGTCTGCGCCAACGCGCGGCGGCGGCACTCTGGAGAGCTTTGGGGCCGCAGGTACGGCTCTGTCTGGCCCTCTTATGAAGCAGGCTCAGGCTGAGCGTGATCGCAGCGAGAAGCTGATGCAGCTTCAGATGGCACGCGAGAAGATGGGCATGGAAATGTCCTCCGGCGACATTAGCTCTGCCGACATGCTAAAACTGTATCAGATGCAGCAGGCGTCAGCTAAAGGCGGAGAGACGTTTAAGCTTGAAGATGTTGACGGCAGGCCAGTGCTTGTCGGATCTCGCGGAACGATTAAGCCGTTTGATACATCTGCACTTGGCGCGGCTCCTGAAGCAGATGAAAGATCCGCAATACCTCCTGAAATTAGGAGCATGGGCCCTGACGCAGTTAAAAAATATAAAGAGCGTATGGGGACTAAAATTGCCGATACAATTGAGGCGTCTGAGGCAGGTGCTGAAAGAGCAAGGCGCATTCAGCCTATCTTCGAGCGTGCTGAGGCAGCATATAAAGATCTTGCGCGTTTGAAAGGCATTGGAAACATTCAAGGCTCTGCCATACCACGTGCAATCGCGTCAACCTTGGGTACAGAGATTGAAGAGAAGCGGCAAGAATACGAGCAGGCATCCGCTGAGTTGCAAGCATTTAAGTCTGAGCTGTTAAGGGGTCAGGGAGCAGTTACGGATTTTGAACGTAGATTGTTAGCTTCTACTCTGCCATCTCTTACTGCTGTTAACGCAAAGCCTGGGTTAGCTACGTTGGATTTCCTTAGAGCGGATCTTAGATCTACAATTGAGCGTCCGTCTAAATATCGCAATCGCGGAGCCCCTGAAGCAGGGGGAGCTGGCGAGAGCCGGGCGCCTGCGGCAAGACCGGCCGGCGGAGATCCGCTTGCCGCGGCTCGTGACGCCATAAGGAAGGGCGCCCCTAGAGATGCTGTGATCAAGCGCCTGAAGGACAACGGCATCGACACCTCGGGGCTATAATCATGGCAAATGTTTCTTTTGATGACCTGATCCCCCAGAAGTCTGAGGCGGCGCCTACTGCCGCTCCCGGCATGTCTTTTGAGGATCTTGTCCCCAAGAAGGGCATGCTTGAAGGCGCGCTCGAAAGTGGAACTGCGTTTGCTCGCAGCGCCTATGAAGCAATGCCCTTTCGGAAAGACGCCTCAGCAGCCCGGCAGAGAGGCGACGAGACAAAAGCCGCCTTCCGTAAGGCTGTGGCTGAATTCGGCGAGGAAGAGGCCAAGCGCCGCTTCTACGCAGGTGAGCTGACGCCTGACTTTGCTGACGTCAAAAAGCGTCGCGAGGCAGAGAGCACAGCAATGGCTGAGGCGTCGCCAGTCGCTTCTATCGCTGGCACAATTGCCGGAGCTGTTGCCACCCCAACCCCATTCAGCAAGTACGGCGCCCTTGAGAAGGGCATCAAGGGCCTTGGGCAGCGTATGGTTGGGGGTGCTGCCGGTGCTGGCACGGTTGGTGGCCTGACCGGGCTTGGTGAAGGTACAACGGCCGAGGAGCGCCTTGGCGCCGGCGCCCGTGGTCTTGCGTTCGGCACGGCTCTTGGTGGCGCGGCTCCCGCCGTCGTTTCAGGTGTTGGTGCTGCGGGTCGGGCTATTGGAGAAAGGTTCATAGCTCCGTTGCGCGGGCTGGTGTCGCCGGAACAAGCTACGAAGGTGGCTGAGCAACAGGCTGCTCGCGCTCTTGCCGCAAGCCCTGAAGGCATTCGTCAATCTGAGTTCCAGTCCCTTCTCCGCGCTGGTGAGCCAGTGATGATCGCAGACGTCGGTGGAGAGCCTGTGAAGGCCCTTGCTCGATCTGCCGCTAACATCTCATCTGAGGCCCGCGAGACGCTCAATAGAGAGATCTCAGAAAGGTTCGGCGAGCAGGCTGCCCGTGTTGAAGCTGATGTGTCTAGGTTTTTCCCGAACCGCGTTGACTACGCTGATGACATCACCGCCCTGAAGATGGCTGCTCGCAAAGAGAATAAGCCTGCTTATGACCGTGCTTACGCGCAAGGGGCGTCCAACGTCTTCAGCTCTAAGATATGGGATTTGACGAAGTCGGATAGCGTCAAAAAGGCGATGATTGATGCTGACAAGCTCGCAAACGAAATTGCTGTCGCAGAGGGGCGCCCGGCGATCGCAAACCCGTTTATATTCGACAAGGCTGGTAATCTCGTTGCAAAACCCGGATCAAAAGCTACTGACGTGAACCTATTCTATATGGATGCAGTAAAACAGAAGCTTGATGATCAGGTGGAGTCGCTGTACCGGGCGGGCAATAACAAGCAAGGTGCCGCCATTGCGAATATACGCAATCAATTCCGCGACGAATTAGACAAGCTAGTGCCTGCGTATCCTGCCGCCAGAAGCACAGCGGCAAAATGGTTCGGCGCTGAAGACGCATACGAGGCGGGCATTAATTTTGCGCGTTTCAACGAACCCAAAAAGATCTCTGAAGCGTTTCAGCAATACAGGAAGCTGACCCCCGGTGAGCGCGAGCTATTTGCCCGCGGCTACACGTTCAACATCCTCGACAAGGTTGGTAAGGTCAAAGACAACCAGTCCATCGTTAACCAGGCTTTTATGGGAACAAGCCCGGCAGCAAGGGCCAAGAACCTTATGGCTCTTGGGTCTCAGCGAACGGATGCCCTAGAGGCAAGGTTGAGGATTGAAACCATAATGGACCGCATCCGCCCTGCTGTTCAAGGTGGATCCACAACGGCCCGGCAGCTTGCGGAATACGGCCTTGCAGGCGGCGCTGGCGCGGCATACTCCGGCAGCTTCTACAGTCCAGAGGCGCTTACTGGCATTGCGCTGCGCGCTGGTAAGGGTCAGGCAGACGCCCGCGTTGCCAAGGAAGTCGCCAAGATCCTGACATCCAAGGATCCTAACGTTCTGGAAAAGCTCACCGCCATGGCGGTCAAAGAACCGAAGACTATTCCGGTTCTTCGCGCTTTAGAACGGGGCATTGGCAAAGCTGGCGCCGCCTTCGCCGGTCAGAAGAAGCAGGAAGACTAAGACGCTTCTGTTTGCACCATCTTAGACGTCCCGTGGTGGTTTCTCGGGACGTTCATGAACCGCATACCAAGCGCCAAGGCCCGACCGCGAACGGCGTTGTTGTTCAATTTCGTTTGCAGCATGTCTGCTACTTCTTGAACCGTCCCACCGCGCCGGTAGATCTGCCGCACCTTCATCACCTGCTCAGGCGTCCACTCTGGCTCAGATCTTTTTTTCATCTTCCAACGCCTTTTCAACGCTTGTGCATGCTTCAGAGATGCGCCCAGGGTTAACGCTGTAGATTGAGGCCAGCGTGTGCTGGTCGATGCCCTTGACGTGGTATGCCCACGCCGCTGTGACCTTCTCCTCAAACGTCAGCGCGGTCTTTACCTCGCTTGGCTTCATACCTTTTCTCATTTCCACTTTCTCCTTTTAAATCCCCAGCGCACGATCGCGCTCATCCGACCTTTTTCGCGATTACAGAAAACCATCGGGCGGGTGATATAGTCCCTGTTCTTGTTCACAACGCCGATGATGACATTCTTCGTGATGTTCATGCGCCGCACAATGTCCCGTGCTGCTACGCCCATATTCCATAGCCTGATGATTTCAGCGTTCCTTTCGTTCACTCTTTTCTCCCACATACAGGTGAGCAGTGCGCCCGCTAGTGCCACAGGTCGGACACTTTGATGTGTTGATGGCTTTGACCACCGCATCAATGTCTGTCGGCATAGTGCAAACATCAAAGATCGTGTCGCAGCAGCGGCAAATCAGTTGCAACTTGTCATTGCTCATTTCTGTTTTTCCTCACAGAAAATTCCACATTCAATGTTCATTGTTTTCATTGATCTGCCAGTAGCGTCAGGAGGAAGCTCATCTAAAAATATTCTTTTCCCATTGTTCCTGCACAGCCTAGCCCCAAGCTCTCTTGATTGAGACGCCCTGTCCAGAAAAACGTCTGGGTGAACTTTTCTGACGTGGTTCCAATACGTTGCAGACGTTGCTTTTACGCAGCCAATGCAATTTGCGTTAGGGTATCCAAGAGCATACACACGCGGAGGAGCTACCCCTGAAGAAACAATCCGGTCATAGCAGTCTTGTTTTGAAAGCCCAGCGTCTATCAACACAGGCAGAACATTACTTCTTTCTGTAAGCGTAAACCGCTTATGCCTTGCTTCCTCCTCTGCGGTAAACCCGAGAACGTGCCAGTCTACCTTATTATCCTTTTCCCAATCTTGACGAGCGTGTTTTTTTAGCTCAAGTGTGCAAGGCGCTCCCGAAACTCCACTCATAAATTTTCTTTTTTGCCAGACATCTTTTGCTGAATTAGTTAGATACTTTTTGGAGTTGACTGTTTCTATTTCACAACCTAACCAATTTGAAACATCACGCAAAAACCTCAAGTTATCACTGTCTTCTTCCAGCACTGGGTTGTTTAAAACGCGCACCCGGCAGTTGGGCGCATACCTCTCTAATGTTAATTTGGCAGCAACCGCGCTTGCAGCGCCACAGCTAAACCAAACAGCAATAGTTTCACCGCGCTTGGGCTGCTCATTCATCTTTCCCCTCCTCCAACGCATCCTTCGCTGTCTCCTGCATGTATGTCGCAAGTCCCCAGATTGTCGTGCGGTCTGGTATCTCCGCGCCGATAGGTACTTCAGCTATGGAGCGTAGGGCATATTCCAGTTCTTCAATGCGGGCGGCGGCTTGGCGGCAGACATCGTATGTCGTGAGGATTGCAACGGCGCGCAGTCGCTCTACAAGATCGTCAGTCATTTGGCTTCCCCCTCAGGATTGTTAACTCCTCCTCAACATCATCAAGCTCAACCTCCAACTGCCATATGGTCAGTTCCAGCTGCTCAATGCGGTCGGCGGCAAGGCTCAAAAGTTCTTGCCAGCCTGTCTCTGTATAAAGCTCCGGGGCGCGCAGCCGTTTCAAAATGTCGTCAGTCATCTCCCATCTCCCCACGCTTGAGCGCATGTGCCGCACTCTCTGTACACGCCCTGCCGCAGCAAGTTGCCGCTGATCGTCATCTCATTGCCGCAACTGCATCGCACACGCCAGATTGCCCTGTGACGCTGCAACAAAGTTCTCTTGGGATACTCGCGGTTGATAACTGTCAGTCTGCCGTAAACTTTTCCAAGTTCGTTCTTGAACTCGCTCATTTTGATAACTTCGGGCGGCCAAATGTTAAATTGGCGTCCGCCTTAATATCCTGATTTCTCCACGACCAGCACTCGCTGTTCTCTTCAAAGCAAACCCAGACCAAGTCGTACTCTGGACCGTAATCAATCAGAACGTGAGCAAACGCTTTGCCGTTAGGCGTGATCACCGGAATTGGAGGATTGAGCTGTAGCAACATCACAAGATCCTTGGTTAGTTCGGTTCATTTTGATTTCATGATCTTTGGTATCTTACTCACGCATAGATATAGCTCGCCAGTTTCTTTGTCTTCCCGGCAGTCAAGATAGATCCCGTTCTTGTGGTGCAGTTCAGGCGAGACGATGATCATTCCCTCGGGATCTTCGTAGCAGAACCCGCACAGTTCATCATCAAGGTCCGACCGCCTCACCCAGCCGAACGTATAATGCCACCCCGAACACCGTACTCTATCCCCCACTTCCTCTTTGGCTTCCTCTTTCTTGGCCTTACCGACGGCTCTTGATAACAAAGCGAATAGTGTTTGCAGCAGTAAGAATTCTTTTCCTTCAGCGCGCCGCAATATATCGGGTGAGACGGGTCGTCGTTGAGGATGTATCTGCATGACTTGCTCGTTAATTTTGACATCGGAATAGACCGACGCATTTGTTGGGGCGTGATGATTTCAAGTATTGGCAGGGGTTCACATTTCAGTTTGAACTCCCGTATAATCCTTCTGTTCTTCACCACAGGAGCGGCCTTTGCAGGAGCGCCTTTGCGTATATTGTCTGCTCTTGTTAGCTGAACGCCTGCCATCCTAGCTCGGGATACGCGGCCTATAACGGCGTTTCGCGTAAGCCCCAGCTCTTCGCCTATTTGTTTTGCTGTTTTGTTTTGCTCCCAAAGCCTGATGATTGCTTGGGTTTGCTTATCGAGATCTTCGAGCTTTTTCCTCATCTCTCATTTCCCAAGTTTTTCCAATACCAGATCAATCGTCAACCATATGGCTATAATTGACCAGAGGGACGCCAAGGTGGCGGCGAAAGTCGCCACCACCGCCAATAAGACAATCAGATATTCCATCATTACCGAAGTGCTCCTGCCCATGACGGCACATTAGATGCCGCTGCCATCCGAATGTATTCTTGCTTGTAGCGCTCAGCCTTGCGGTTCAAGCGCTTGTTCCATCCACCCCACCCAGACACATGGCATGCCGCCATCTGTGAGTAAGTTCTGGCGCCAACAGACAGGCATTTCTCCATGTGCAGAATGCCCGCTGTTATTTGCGCCTTGCAGTCCCCATGCAAGTTATTAACGCCCAACGCACGCGCGCTGGATGGTAGCACCTGCAAGGGTCCTACTGCCCGCCCGTGGCGCGTCTTTGGGCCAAGAACGTGACATCTAAACCCGCTCTCTAGTTTTGTAAGCCGCAGAGCTGTATCAACGTGCTGTTCTCCCAATCGCAACTTAGCTTCGTCAGCAACAGCCTTTGCAACCGATTGTTTTGTTTTGTCAGACATTGCCCCTACGCTGAGAGATCCTGCCCACGACGGCGTATTTGGCGCCACCAGTCCTTTACTCCAGTATTCTTTATCCTTACGGAAAAAGTCTGCTGCTGTTTCCTCATTCGCGGTTACTGTCATCGTGAACGAGATCAGGACGGCCGTCAGTGCTGCCGTTTTGAACATTTGCATTCTCCTGCTTTCTGGGTGCGAGCCGCCTTGCCATGGCGACGATATCGTCCTCTAGGGTTTCATTGCTTGCTGTTGCAAAGGAGGCCGCAAACGCGAGATAGTTTATTCCGTCGATGTAAGTATCCGCCTTGTTGCGGCTGCCTTCCAGCCGGCCCAGTTTAGCGGCGTGCATGATCATTGCAACCTCATAAGGCGTGACAGGCTTGCCAAGGATGAGAGTTGCAATCTTTGCTTGACGGTTGAGGGTTGCCTTCATATCGCCATATTGTGCGCCCCGATCCGCAAACATCTCAGTCGCCGAGTGCATAATGTTTTCGTATTCCATGTTGGTCTCCTTATTTTCCATCCCAAATTTTAACTTTGCCAACAACGCTATAGTTGATCGCTATTGGTCCGTGGTTTTCATAAACGCGCGTCTTTGGATCGGGATACCATTCATCGACAACGATGTACCCGTAATCAGAAAGCTGCCGCATGAAAGCATCAGCGTTCGCGGACGAATGCGTAACGATAATCCTGTGAATTAACGCTCCATCACGCACAGGCATATTCATGATGATTTCAAATTGCTGCATTTTATCCCCGGTGATGTGGGGCGCCCGAAGGCGCCCCTTTTAATCAACCGAACTCGTCCTCATCAACCACAGGCGCTGACTTCTGAGCGGGCGGAACCGCACGAGTAGAGCCAGTGGAAGGAGGAGCAGACTTCGGGGCTGGCGCAGCAGCAGGTGCTGCTGAACGAGAGTTCGCCACAAGATCCTTCGGACGCGACACCCAAGCCGCGATCGAGAATACAGGGCGATAGTTTGTTGACTTCTTTGAACCAGATCCGCTCTCAATCGGCACAGTCTCGTCGAGAACAACGACCGGCAACTTGCTAGGGTTCGCCTTCACACCAGACACATACAGATCGTGGAGCGCATCGACGCCTCCAAGGAAAGCGACAGAGGTTCCTGCAAGTTCACGGCAGTCGCCGCCAACTTCGGCTCCAAGCTTCACGCACATGCGCAGTCCGTGCTTATAGTCGTCGGAGGGCTTGTCGCCTTCGTCAGAACCTAGCGGGACCATCTTGAAGTCAGGCGCAGAGCCCGCAGCAAATCTAATCCAACCCGTCTCGACGTTCTCAAAGTCAAACACGGCCTTGAAGTTGCGCGTGATGTCTACCTGCGTCGAGACGCCGTCCTCACGATCAACACGAAACAAGCGACCAGCGCGTGCGTCGTATTTGATGATCGGCAAAAAGTCACCACCACCACCACCGCCGCCAAGATTAAATCCGAGTGCCATTTCCATTCTCCGTTTACAATGCGTTGATCTGGCTCACCGCTCGCCTTCGCCCACGCGGGCAATTCCTACAGACCCCACACCTCAAAAGCTGCCTGACGTGCCATGGGGTCTGAAAAATAGAAACTATCAATATCAGGCACAACCAACGAGGCAAGCTCGTTCGGGTCTTTGCTGATCGACAGGAACCTTTGTATCGTGAGCGCAATGCGCTCCAACGCACGGACGTGCTGCTCCACGTTCTCCAACGTATATGTCGCAACCTTCTTCGTCGTTATGTACGACAGGCGCGGACTGATATTGTTACCCAGCGCCGCAGTGTACAAAGCAACCTGACGTGCATGATTAATCTTGATTTGCGTTGGCAGAGCGTGCGTCGTCTTGATGTCGAGCAAGATCCCGTGGTCATCCCACGCGATGTCGTAGAACCCTATAAAGGGAACCATCAAGCCCTCAACATGCCACTCAATCTTGCCTTGCGTTGATGATGGCGTCCCATATGGCCGCAGCTCGGTCAGACCCTGCTTCACCATATCCTCAATGCTGTTGCTTTCCTTCTCACGTCGAGGATCGCCACTGAGCGCGGTCAAGCGACCAAACGTGCTCTTGGCTTTCTTAATCGCCTCTTCGTCACTCGCACCCATCAAGCCCAGCACGATGCCTTCTTCAACAGCATTGCCTCGATGTGCCGCCGCGCCGACCTTGCTCTTCTTACCCATCACGCGCTCAAGCACATACATTGCTGGCGAGCCAATGAACAAGTTGCACGACGACGGCGACAAATGTTTGATGTTGTAGTGCTCGAATGGGTTCATTTGGTTCTCATGTTGGCTCGATTTCATTAGATTGAACTTTTTCTCAAAACACGTCAAGGGAATTTTTGTCCAACACTCCAATTGACTTATTGGATAAAATGTCCAACGATTGCGAATGATCACAAATCACCTCGACTGGGACCTCATAGATAAGCTGGCTGAAGAGCTGGAGGTCGAATACTGGGCGCGTCGTAAATGGCGCCAACGCAATCACGTACCCCACAGGTGGCGTCTCGCAATCATTGCAGCCGCTAGGGGTAGAATAAAGCCTGAGCATTTTCAGGCGATGGACAGAAAACAAAAAAGGAATGCAGCTTGACCAATCCCGTTTGCTACATGGGCGTCGATCCCGGCAATTCCGGCGCGGTCGCTTTCTATTTTCCTGAATATCCACAAAAGATTGCGTCCCTCGACGTTCCTCTTGCCAATGGCGAAATCGACGCGGCGGCCCTCGCAGATCTGATCAAGGGCTTTGCGCCGATGTTGGCTGTGGTCGAGCTGGTTCACTCAATGCCTAAGCAGGGCGTAGCTAGTACGTTTAAATTCGGGGTTGCATATGGGATTGCCCGCGGCACGATCGCGGCGCTGCAAATACCGATGGTTCTTGTGACGCCGGGCAAGTGGAAGAAGTTCTATTCCCTGTCGTCAGACAAGGAACAGGCGCGTGCGCGTGCGATACAATACTGGCCATCCTCAGACAATTTCAGACTGAAGAAACATCATGGGCGCGCTGAAGCGGCGCTGCTTGCAAAGTACGGCGCAGAAAACCTCTAAACAGTCAGACAAAACATGAGCGCGAAATCAGTGCACCAATTTGACCCCGACTTCGCCGATCCCACAGAGTGGGCGCGGATGTACAGAGATGCTGGCCTTCAGGTTGTGCCAGCTATGACGCCAAGCGAGAACCGCACGCAATGGAAGCGGCCTGCGCTGCCCAAGTGGCGTGCGTTAGAGCACGAGCTCGCGCCTGACCTCACCTTTGAGCGTTGGTATGGCGAACAGGGTGAGCACGCACGCCGCAACAATATGGGCATGATCACGGGCCAGTGCTCCGGCAACGTATTCATGATCGACCTCGACCTGCATAAGAACCCTGCGGCTGCGACTTGGTGGGACGGGCTTCTGGCCCTTCACAACATGGGCGGCGACATAGAGACGCCACGCCAGACCACCGGCGGTGGAGGAAAGCAGATCCTGTTTCGGGCGCCCGCAGGGTGGACGCCCCCGACCTGCAAGACCAGCATCGGTGTGGATATTCGCGGCCAGGGTGGCTTCGCAATGCTGCCTCCGTCGATGCACGAAAGCGGCACGCCCTATAAATGGGACGCAGGGCTTGAGCCGTGGGAGATGGAGATCTCGTTGGCGCCGCAATGGCTGCGCGACGAGATCGACGCACTTGTGAAGACCTACGGCGGCGGCTCGACGACGTCGGCAGGACCGGCTGAGCGAACACAGACGCCGGAGATGGCGAAGAATGAGTTCGGGCGCATCATAGACGGGCGTGAGGAATACATGACCCGTATGGTGTGGGGTCGCGTCGTTGACGAATACCGCCAGTGCCCGATCAAACCTTCGAAGGCGGATGAAGACGACATCCTGCGGACGCTGTTTGCGAAATACGAAACAGCAACCAAGTCCCGCATCGTCGAGCGCGGCACGCCTAACCACATTCTTCTGGAGCGAGAGGGGCGCGGCATCTCGCTGCTGCGCCAGAAGATCAAGCACGCTTTCGAGCAATGGGATGAAAAGGTCCGTCGCCATGCTGAGGCGCCATTGCCCCCGCGAGAGGCTCCGACCCAGCCCTCTCGCCCTTTAACGGATGTCGGCGCCGAAAGGTTCGACACAAGCCCGAGCGACGATGAGGCTGAGTTTAAGTATGACCCAAACGACCTAGAGGTTCTTGATATGCAGGGCATCCTAACCCTCCCAGACCCGACGTGGCTGGTGGAAGGGATCATGATCGAGAATTCCTTGGGGTTCATCTTTGGAGCTCCCGGCTGCGGCAAAAGCTTCATTGCCCTCGGGCAGGCTCTCTCGCTTGCGTCAGGCCAGCCCGATTGGTGGGGCAGGAAGATCACCCGCAACGGCCCGGTCGTCTACATCTCCTCTGAAGGCGTCGGCGATATGAAGTTTCGTATTAGGGCGTGGCAGCGCGCCACCGGCATCGCTATTGAAGAGGTTCCATTCTTCCTGATCCGGCAGTCCATCAACTTCATGGATGAAAAGGATGTTGAGCGCCTCATGAGGGCCGTGCAGTCGATTGTAGACAAGACGGGCGAGTTCCCTGTCGCCGTCTATGTCGACACCGTTAGCAGAGTGCTGCCAGGGGCGGACGAGAACCTTCAGAAGGACATGACCCTGTTCATCCGTGCCTGCGACATGGTGCGTGAGACCTTTAGCGCGACGGTGACGGGTATTCACCACACCAGCCGTGCTGGCAATATGCGTGGCAGCACGGTCTTTGACGGCGCCGGCGATTTCCTCTTTCATATTGAGCGCGAGAAAAGCGAGCAGGTCGGCTACATGACCGCCCACAAGATCAAGGCGGCGCAGGATGGCTGGAAGCAGGCGTTCGAGATGATTGAGCAGTCGGTTGGCGACATCAAGGGCACCACCAGCCTGTTTGCCCGTGCATGTGATGAGCCGACCAGAGACAAGGGTGCATGGCCCGACAAGGCGACATGCCGCAAGATCCTTGAGGCGATCGGCTCTGCGTGGAACATCGGCAAGCCCTGGTCGTCAATGCCGCAGTCCCGCAAGCAGGGTCGTTATGCCTCCTCAATTATTAAGCAGCAGTTCGACATTGCCGAGAAGACGGCGGATCTGATGATCCAGACGTGGCTCCAGAACGGCGTCCTCAGCTACGAGATGCGGGACAAGGGAACCAAGATGCAGGGGTTGAAGGTCACCGGCAGCATCGACTGAAATACAGGGCAACGCATATTAACGGGCATTAGCAACGCATATTAACGGACATTGCCGCACAATACCCGTCAATACCCGCTAATACCCGTTAATGCCCGACATTCAATTTATGGGGGGAGTCAAGGCACCTAATTCCCCCATTTACACCGGAAGTAATTTCCGGTATGCAAAAGGTGCAAACCAAAGGAGACCAATATGACAAACCCAAAATTGACCCAAGGCGCATCTGCTCTCTTAAAGAAGACCATTATTCAGGTATCGCCCAAGCTTACGCCCCGCGTCGCCAATGCCTTGGTTGCTGAGGGGTGCGAAACTGTCGCCGATGTCTTGCAATGCAGCGCGCACGAACTCCTCCGCATTTCGAACTTTGGGCATGGCAGCCTGAAGATCTTGGAGGATTTCTTGGCGAAGTACCAATTGGAGTTGAGGGATAAGAGCATCCCCAAGCCCGAGGCCAAGGCATCCCAGCCTGTGCCGCAGCCAGCTCCTGTGTGGATCTACACCTCAACGGACATGCCCGCTTCGGGCAGGCAGGTGCTGTTCAGGACGTGGACTGGACAGATATTCTATGGCGGTTTCCTAGATGGGTTCGGCTGGTTCGTTCCTCAGCCCCGCAACATGAGCCATGACTGGGATACCCTGATCAAGGTTAATTCGGGCGTTGCGGCATGGATGAAGGTGCCCCCGCTTACCGGCAACCCAGAGGCGTTTTGATATGCCCGCCTATTACAACGAGATCGAACCCTACGCAGCCCAGTGGCTGCGCAACCTTATCAAAGCGGGGCACATAGCAGATGGCGAAGTCGATACCAGATCAATTGTCGATGTTGCACCTGATGACCTCAGAGGTTTCACCCAAGCCCACTTCTTTGCCGGTATCGGTGGATGGAGCCACGCTCTCCGGCTCGCAGGATGGCCCGATGACAGACCAATCTGGACCGGCTCCTGCCCGTGCCAGCCGTTCTCGGTCGCGGGCAAAGGAGCAGGTGTCGACGATCCAAGGCACCTATGGCCGCACTTCTTTCGCCTCATTGCCGCTGTACGCCCCCCTGTGGTTATGGGAGAGCAAGTTGCAGGCGCGGCTGGCTATGGTTGGCTCGACGGAGTGCGAGCTGATCTGGAGGCGGAAGGATACGCCAGCCGGGGGGTCGATATCCCGGCTTGCGCGGTGGACGCCCCCCACATCCGCAGCCGTCTTTACTGGGTCGCCAGCGACGTGGCCGACGCCGCAAGTGGCCGACGTAAACCTTTCGCGGATGCCAGACACGGAAGCCTACAGCAAGCGATGGATCGCAAGGCCGAACTCGGGGAGCAACCTTGCTCCAATAGTACAAGCCCATTATGCGGCAACGTGGGTGACGCCAACAACGCGGGACTGGAAGGACAGCTCCGGCATGGCGACGGAGGGTCCAGCCTCACCC